AATTTTTTTATAGGTGGAGTTACATTTCTTGATTCAGACAATGAAGTAAGTTCAGTTTTTTCTGATGGAAACTCAAACAGCTCGTTTCAAATAAACGTTCCTGCTGGATTTGATGTGACTATTATTGGAAAAGACACAACTAATTATCAAATTTTTGGTAATGTAACATCTGCAACTGCACCAGCATTTGCGGATCAATAATAATTAACTCGGGGCGCCTGGTAATGCAGGCGCTCTTTAATAGGAGGAAAACATGGCAGATACAGTTTTAAATACTACGTTATTTGACGGATCAAAAAAAGTTATCACACACTACAATGTAGTTTCTGATTCTACTGGAGGCACAACTAAAATAGTTGATGTTTCTGAATTAATAAAAAGCCCAGCAGGTAAATCTTGTGTAAAAGTAAGATTAAATAAAGTTAGTTGTAATGTTTCCGTTACAGCACCAGTTGATGCTTTGCGTATGGAGTGGGATAATTCAGGAACAAATGTTGTATTTCATACATTAAATGGTGAAATGCAATATGATTATTCTAGCGTTGGTGGTATCAAAAATAATGAAGCTACCAATTATACAGGTGATGTTAATATAGTATTACCAGCTTGTACTGATGGAGATTCGGCTACTGTTGTTTGTGAGTGGATTAAAGAATACGAATCGTAGGAGTTTAAATGGCTAATACTACTTCGGGAACAACAACGTTTGACAAAACTTTTGCTATTGATGAAATAATAGAAGATGCTTTCGAACGTATTGGATTAACAAATGTTGCAGGTTATCAATTAAAATCTGCAAGAAGATCTCTTAATATTCTGTTTCAAGAATGGGGTAATAGAGGTATTCATTATTGGGAAGTTGGTTCAACAAATCTAGATCTTATAGAAGGTCAAGCAGACTATGATTTTTTTAGATCTAGTGATGATGGAACGTCAGCTACAACTACAGACCCAGCTAGTGTGTTTGGTATATCCGATGTCCTTGAAGCACAATTAAGATCTAATAGAACTCAAACTACACAATCAGATAGTCCTATGACAAAAGTAGATAGATCTACTTATGCAGGATTTTCAAACAAATTATCTAAAGGTACACCTAATCAATATTGGGTGGAGAGATTTATAGATAAAGTTACTATACATATTTATCCAACACCAGATTCAACAAATGCATCTAAAGACATGCATTTCTTTTTTATAAAAAGAATACAAGATGTTGGAGATTATACAAATGCAACAGATGTGCCATTTAGATTTGTACCTTGCATGACATCAGGATTAGCTTTTTATCTTTCACAAAAGTATGCACCTGAAAGACTACAAGCTATGAAATTGTTTTATGAAGATGAATTAGCAAGAGCATTAGCTGAAGATGGTTCTGCAGCTAGCACTTATATAACACCAAAAGTTTATTACCCAGGAGCATAATGCCAAAATACGCATCAGGTAAATACGCAAAAGCAATATCAGATAGATCTGGTTTGGAATTTCCATATAGAGAAATGGTTAGAGAATGGAATGGATCTATTGTACATGTATCTGAATTTGAACCAAAACAACCACAATTAGAACCAAGACCCTCTAGTGCTGATGCAATATCTTTAAGAAATGTTAGAGTTGCTAGAATAGAAACATCTGTTCCAAAAATGCTTCCTTTAAATCCTTTTACAACAACAAATGGATCTACAACAATAACAGTTAAAGAACCTGATCATGGTAGATCTACAAGTGACAGAGTTAGATTTAGAGATGCACAAAACGTTGGTGGTGTTCTTGGATCAACAATTAATTTAGCTGCAGGCTATGTAATTACTAAAGTTAATGATGATAAATATACCTTTGCAACAGCAACAACATCTAGTATAAGTGAAACAGGAGGAGGCGGTTCTGCATCAGCAGGACCAGTAACGGTAAGCGCATGATGAAAAAAATTTGGAATTGGATTAAAAATATATTTAAACCTAAAAAACAAGAAATGGATGAACATGAAGAATTATATTTACATGTTCCAGAACCAGACACTCCGGTGTATGAAAATGAAGAGGCTGTTAAAGCAGAACATTGTGGAACTCACAATAGATTTAGAAAAAGTTGTCCAAATTGTCTGGAGGCTATTAAGTAATGGCTGGATTAAGTGCATCAGGGTTAAAAACTCAAATAAGAAGTTATACTGAAACAGATTCTAATGTTTTAACAGATGCTGTTTTAGAAAATATTATTTTAAATGCACAG